TAAATTATTTAAGGGATAATGTACTTAGTGGAATTATGTACTCACCACATAACAAGACAATTAGTTTAAAACTTGGTTATAATATAAAAAAATGGTAATATGTTATTAAAAGATATTGTTAGTCTACTCAATGAAGAGGCTAGAGGGGCACATGTTGTTAGTGACGAGCGTATAGACCCTCGTATCTGGGAAGCATTTATTATGCTTGCCAGAAATCAATTTATAAAGAATCACTATAATGAGAAACAGTATATAGAGTTGAATACTCTACAGACAGAGAAACTCACTCTCACTCCATATGATTCTACTTATGATATAGGGGGAGTGTCTATTGGCAATTATATAATGAGGACAGAAGAGTTGCCTAAAATGATAGAGGGTCGTTCTGGCCCTGCTATATATGAGATACACACTGCTGATATATCAAGTAGGACTATGCAGTTTGTTCCGTTTGATAGACTTCGTTGGTGTGGTAATGGAACAACTAATAGAAACGTTCTATATGCAGCATGGTATGATAATCGTATATATGTTAAATCTAATTCAGAGATAGAGAAGGGTATTAAATATATCAATGTCGTTGCTATATTTGCAGATCCAACAGAGGTTTCAACATTTGATGAAGACACTGATGACTATCCAATGAATGATTATATGATAAGATATGCCAAGAATTTAATATTAACAGAGGACTTTAAAATCACATCTTCAACAAAGTCTGATGAAAAGAATGACTCCTCTGGGTTAATAGAAGAGAGATGAATTACGTTAGGGAAGTAAAAATAGATAAGACACTAGCTGACTCATATATTCATTATAAAAAGAAGAAGGGAATACTTGCGCTCAGTAAAAAAGATTATCTCAAGATAATATATCTTATAAACAATAAGATATCGAAAGCTATAATAGAAAACTCATTAGAATTCAAGATGCCATATCGACTCGGTTTATTATGCGTTAATAAAAATAAACTAAAGATAAATATAAAAGACGGTAAGATATTAAAACATAAGATGGTTGTTGATTGGGAGGCATCATGGAAGATGTGGCACGAAGAATATCCTGAGTTAACACATAATGAGATAAAACATTTAAAAGGTAAACAAGTAGTATATCAGACAAATGACCACACTAATGGATATATAATGTGCTGGAAATGGAATAAAGATTCTTCTATGTTCAGAAACAAATCTGTATATTCTTTTAAACCAACAAAACAAAATAGATTAAACCTTGGGAAGTGGATAAAGTCAGAAGATAGGACGAATGATTATTACTTACAAAATACAAGAAGATATGAAGGCAACAGAAGTTAAGCAGAAGGCGAAGAAGACTCCGCAAACATGGTCAAGAAGAATATCGAAGAATGATATTACTGAGGAGATAGAAGTTACTGAAGCAGAAAATGGGTTTATAGTAAGCCATAGTAAAAGCGGATATAGGGGATCTGGAAACAGTAAGGAATGGTATCACGATTGTAAGAAATATATATCTAAGGAGAACCCGTTGGATGAAGAAGAAGAGAAGCCATTCTCTGAAGCGTTGTCTGATATTCTTCACGAGATAGATGAACAAAATGGACAAATAGACGTAGACTAATGAATGGTAAATTTGTTTCGTTCGCAAGTATAATAGAGCGAGTATACAGGGATACGGAGTACGATGTTATACCGTGGCAGGACGCAGCTGAAGACGTCATGGATGTTCTTCGACTTATTGGAGTATCTCAATCGTATATTTATAGGACAACTAATGGGCAGGATGGGAATCAAACCCCAATAATCATAGAAGACTTTAAAGGAGAGATCCCTCTAGACGTTGCATCAATAACATCGTGTAGAATGATAACTCTTAATGGAGCTAATGAGATAGTTGGATTCACTGCTATGCACGAGAGTCTTGATTTATTCTTTAGTTCACCAACTGTTCTTGAGGAGATGAATACAGAGGTATATAATCTTGCTGGGTCAATAGCTCCAACATCTATAGAGCAACGTCTTAACGATGCACAAAACTATATAGATGAAGGAGATCTTACTGACGCGTCAGATACCATGCAGACTATAGTCGATGATGTTAGGAGTGCTGGATTAAGAGCCAATACATCTAATTTCATAGGCGCTAACTTTATTCCTAAATATAAGGTGAATAATGGTTATATATACACGAACTTTAAACACGGATTCGTAGAGATGTCATATAAAGCACTCCCTATTGATGAGTTCGGAATGCCAATGGTTCCTGATGAGATTAAATTCATAAGAGCCGTTGTTACGTACCTAACTGCTCAGCTAGACAAGAAGAGATGGAGGACGACAAAGAATAATGCTGATAAGCTTACATGGCAGGAGTCCGATAGAGAGGCATTGTGGTATATAGGAGCCGCTAGGTCTAAGGCGCATAATCCTAACTATGATCTCATGGAGAGTATAAAGAATATGATGCTTAGGTCAATACCAAAACTTAATGAACATAAATACGGATGGAAGAACACTGACCTTCCAGAACAAAGACGATTCTAATGAAACTAGAGAAACATACATCGACATTTATAAAGGGAATTGACAGAGATACATCTGTCAATAAATATTCTTCTGACACGTATTATGATGCGCAGAACATGCGTATAATAACAGAAGACGAGCTGTCTGCCGGAGCATTAAATAATTTTAAGGGCAATGTGTTAAAGATTCAGTTTGCAGATGGAGATGTAGTTATTGGTCAATGTTCTATAAGGAATAATTATAACAATACAGACAAAAACTCTATGGTGTTTTTTGTATATAATACTATAGATGCGATGTCTATTATATATTTATTAGAAGGAGACCCTGATCAGATAGACACATCTTCCGATCCAATAAATATGGATCAATATTTGCAGGTTGTTGGAGATTATAAATGTGGATATATATATAAATCCACTGACCTTAATTTTAGTGTTGATAATCCAATAAAGTCAGAAAGTATTTATGAATCTAGCAATATAAGAAAAATATATTGGACAGATGGTATAAATCCAATACGTTATATGATTGTTGATAATGTTACACTAGACATGGATGTAACATTATTCGACATTAATCCATCTGCCACATTAGTACAACCTAGCGCCATTGTCACTACTGGAGGCGCATATACTTCTGGAGTAGTACAATATTCATATCAATTGTATATAAAGAATGGAGCAAGAACTACATTTTCTCCATGTTCTAATGTGGTGTATTTAACCTCCACATTTAATAATGCATCATCAAAAGATATTGGTGGAACTAAATTGGGGGAAAATACTGGATGCGCTGTTTCTATAACAATACCATCATTAGATGATAATTATAATAGAGTCAGGCTGGTGGCAATACACTATACAGAATTAAACGTATCTCCAGTAATAAGCATAGTAGGAGAGTTTGAGTATGGCGGCAATACATCATATACGTTTGTAGATAATGGATATACCACATATGGAACTATAGAGTTAAACGAATTCCGGATTCTTGGACAAACATATTATTATGCTAATTCATTATCTTCGAAAAATAGTATTATGTTTTATGCCAACATGAAGGAAAGAGTATGGAATCCTTCTTGGTTAGATCCAATAAGTAATGATTTTTTTGACTGTAGAGCTATACGATTTAGGAATTATACCTCTACAAGTTCTGGAAGCGAAAACAAGACATCGCCTATTACTATTGATTATACAACGGAGACTAGTTCTCTAGTGACATATGTGTCACAATCATCTTTTCGTGTAGAGATAAATAACATAAAGAGTAAACTTGGATTATCATCTAGTGACACGCTAAACTCAATATCTGCAGTAACCAGTTCATATTTTAGTATTGATTACGTCATATATGTACCTGTTCCTCATGTAGATCCCGTGCCAACCGAATATGTATTTACAACTCCTTCTGGTGCGTACATAACTATTAGTGAGGTAGTATATAGTGGTATGTCTAACTCATTAACGTACAAGGTTACGTATAGTAACATATTTAATCATGGCGTTTATTATCCAGAGCTATTCTCTTTTATACAGAATATATCAGTAACATATAACTATTCGTTTAGTTCTGGAATATCTTATATAAATGCAGAGGTAAGCGATTCTAATGAGGGCGATGTTGTTGTACAGGTTCCAGATAGTGATTCATTATCCGACTGGGATACTGCTGGATGGTCAAACTACACATACTCGCACGATGGAATAAATAACTTTAATGACTTAGATAACTATGGAGATGAGTCTAAGTATTATAAATATCAGTCTGATGGTGTTACACTTGGAGCAGAAGGGCCAAATATATCTATTTCATTTGATACAGAGGAGATGTTAATAGATAACTCTAATGACAATCATTACTGTTACGTCAATGATGTAACGAATAACAATACGCAAATAAACAACTATAAGAAATCGTCTCAGAGGAACGAGGTTTATAGAATATACATTGTATTTTATAATAATAAATTACAATACTCTAATCCACAATGGATATGCGATCTTATGATGCCATCATTATCTGAATATCCATTATTGTATGATCCAAACCCATTGTCAGCGATTGTTCCAGAGATATATTCTAATTACTTATTTCCAGTAATAACCATGAAGAATATCCCAGATGATAGCGATATAACTGGATGGCAAATATTTAGATGTAAAAGAGGAGATGTAGATAAGTCTGTCAAGGCAGTTGGATTAATATCAACGGTATATAATGATTCTAATGATTCTAACAAAGCTAAGCCATACTCGTCTGCCACATCAACTAATGCAGCATACATAGGCATACCAACTAATGGTACTGTATCTCAATATAAGAATATAATTGAATTCTTGTCTCCAGAGGTAAATTTTAATAAAAGCATATCATTTCTATCTAATGATAAAATAAGAATAGATAGGCGACTAAAATACACGGAAATAGGTACTCAGGCTATTGGAGAGGATATTATAAGATATGCCTTAAAAATACGTAGTGATAATGATCTATCACCTGGAGATCAAGATTCGTTAGCAGACGTATCAGAAATAAAAATTATACCAGTACAAAATAGCAGTACTGTCACTGAAGCTACAATTAATGGAATACAAATTAGGCCATATAAACCAGATTCACTAGCCACAGTACATTATGATTGTGGTACTAGACTATATGTTGGACTAGAATCTGATCTATATATAAATACATCTGACTATGCTTCGTATTTCATGGCATCATATGTACGCAATTCATTTAACACACAATATAATGGAAACACATATGAAGCTAGAACGTATAATAGCGTTGTAGCATATTCTAGCTTTAATAATATAAGCACTACTACTAACACGTGCTACTATGGTGATACATTTATAACATTCTTTACATATCTTAGAGCTATGCATCCTACATGGACAAATAGTGATCCAAGACAAGAGATAGTATATATTCCGGTTGAGTCTTCTATAGATTGTAATTATAGAACAGATTTAATAAATAAATATATTGATACTCCGTTTAATAGTGATGATGGTCATTCTGTATGGGCACTTGAAGAAACATTTGAGAAGGGAGTTTCTTTTTGGCCAGAATCCTATCCTGATTCTCTTGGTAATTTATATTCGTATAATAAGGTATATTCTACAGACAACATTGCGTTGACAATACAGTGCCAGCCATTTGACAGTATAAACATAGAAGATTATCCAACAAAAATATTTGCTACAGATCCAAAGGTTAATAATGAATACTTTGACTCATGGACATATATTAAGCCAGATACATATATGGAGCTAGAGAATAAGTTTGGAGATATAAATGCAGTGTTTCATTTTGGCAATAGATTGTTTGCTATGCAAGATAAATCAGTTGCCATAGTGAGCGTAAATGATAAGTCAATGATTCAGGATAGCACTGGAGTAGGGCTTACTCTCGGAACGGGAGGAGTGTTATCTAGATTTGATTATCTTACCAACTCATCTGGAGTACAGTCTTATAGAGACTATGTGACAAGTAATAAAGCGGTATACTATCTAGACAGGAGTGATAAAATAATATATAACGTAACCACAGAGGGAGATAACCCAATATCTGAAACCACTGGTATAAGAAGTCTTCTGAAGTCATATGGAACTATATCATATGTTGTCACAGCTTTCGATCCACAGTTTAAAGAGATATTATTTTATATATCTGATGGTGTAAATAAAAATGTTATAGTATATAACGAATATACAAATACGTTCTCATCAAGATATTCGTTTGAACCATCATTGATGTATACTAATAATGATCATCTATATTCAATACCATCTACTGGGGATACTGTATATAGACATAACCTTGGTAATTATGGTGAGTTTTATGGTACAGTATACGACTCGTATGTTGACATGATTATCAATCCTAATACTACCATAATAGATAAATACGATATACTAGACCTTCGCGTAGACGTTATTAATGACGATGACGAATATCAGACAGAAGAGACTGTTAGCGAGGTTACTGTAAGCAACAGTTATCAGACGCCAATAGTAAAGACGATATCATTTGATAGCTCTCAACAGTCAGATGGGTTCTCAGATACAATAAAGGGTATTATAAGACGATGGAGATTATGGTTATTGCCAGATGATAATAGCGGAGTATTCTATAGGATGGTTGACACTTTCTTAAGAGTAAAGATAAAAAGAAGTAATTCAAATAATTATAAGTTTATACTACACGACGTCAGCACTTATTATAGACCAATTAAAAATTAATTTTATATATGTATTATGTTAAGTTTATATGCAATGCAAAAAAATCAATATAAATTTGTATATAAATTGAATAAGTTATATTTTTGAAGTTTAAATATATAATATGAGAGTACTTCATACATATACACTAGACAATGACGACTATGCTCTTGGCAGTTGGGTTAAGGGTAATGTTGGCAATATAATGCAAGGCGTTGGTGGCGTTCTGTCTGTCATACCAGTTACATCTGTTGCTGGCATAGCTATGGCTGGGGCTGGTAAGGTTGTGCAGAATAATATAGATAGCAAAGAAGCCGAGCAGGCTCTTAAGGACGAACAGTTATCTGAATATAAGAATAATCTTATCAAGCAGAGACTAAGTGGTGATGGAGATACGATGGGAATGGCTAACTTTAAGGCTGGTGGACATTTGCCAGAAGGTAGTTCCACGTATAAAGACGCAAAGTTATATATGCAGTTATTCCCAGATCAGATGGCCATGGGAGAGAAAGTTGAATACGAGCACACTGGCAACCAAAAGCTTGCTAGAAGGATCGCATCGGACCATATAAAGGATTATCTCAAGATGACTGGCACTCCAGATTATTATACTGCGATGAAAGAAGCTGGCATCTCTGATGAATTAAACAAGATGGAAAGTGGAGGATATTTTGAATATAAGAATGGAGGCATTTATATTAAGCCATCCAAACGAGGATCTTTTACTTCATGGGCTAAGAAACATGGCATGTCAGTTCAGGAAGCTGCTAAACGTGTGATGGCAAATAAAGAGAACTACTCTAGTGCCATTGTAAAAAAAGCAGTATTTGCACGTAACTTTAGTGGCAAAAAACATGATAATGGAGGATATGTTGTTGGCAATGAATATGATTTATCTGATGATGAAATACGTAATTTAAAAAATATGGGATATGGTTTTGAATATATCTAAGAAAAGGAAAACTACTAAGTATATTCAAAGAGATTTGGACGGTAATTTATATTGTTATATATGTGGCAAATTTTTACCTGACAATAATTTTGATGATAGTCCACAAGAAAGTGACGTTTTTTATAGGAATGGCAAAGATAAGAGATGTAGGAATTGTAAAAAAGATCAGTACTTAAATAGGCGGTTGCGTAATCGCGGCAGAAAAGATTTAGATAGAATATTATTAGAAAGATGGCATGGTATGAAAGATAGGGCTATTAAGAAAAACTTCGAATTAAATATTTCTCTAGATGAAATAAAAACTTTGTGGAATAAGCAAGAAGGCAAGTGCGCTATATCTGGAATTGACATGACTTATATATTTAATGGCGGCAGAATTCCCACTAATGTTAGTATTGATAGAATAGATTCTTCTCGTGGTTATACCATAGACAATATACAATTAGTATGCATGGCGGTAAATCAAATGAAAAATGATTTAAGTATGGATTATTTATATTTCTTATGTGATTCTGTCTTAAAACATAAAAAAGAAATTGAAAATGAAAATAAGAATAACTAGTCTTCCCGAACAGCAAGCCCCAAAAAACTTTGCGCATGAACTTGGTGGATATACAAACAATGACCATAACTTCGCATCTGGTGGGCTTTATATACAGGATGAACTAGAGAAGGAGATGGCGAATGGTGGACGTGTATCTAGTGCTAAAGCAAAAGAGATTTTGCGTGATGGAACAGCTAATGGTCATAAGTTAACAGACAAACAGAAGCGGTACTTCGGATGGATCGCAGGTGGCGCTAAAGCTGATGGTGGTCCTAAAACAGATCCGGTATACGCTAAGCAATATGGTCAACCAACT